GTGGATTTTTGCATTAGTTAGTTTGATTTTTTAATTTCTTCAATTAGTGACACACAAGTGTGGCACATTTCATAATCTTCAATTTTTTCAAAATGCTTTTTTGCTTTTTCAATAGCATCTTCCCATCCGTCCCTTAAAACGAATGCATCAATTTCAGATTCGGCAACCTTAACGCTAGGCAGCTCTGCAATATCTACGTCAGTTTTAAGAGCATGCTGTATTGCAGCAATAGTTCTTCTAAAAATAACGTCCCTGTCTCTAGTTAAGTCAAAATTAATCATTCGCGTTTAATTTTTTTGATCTCCATAAAATCCAGACAGTGTCCTCTTATATGAATCCAAATAATTTTCATCAAAGACTTGACGCTGTCCAGGCTTTTTTAATTGTGGAGTATCGTTTAGATAACCTACTAAATCTGAACTAATCTTGGTTGAACCTTCGCCTTGAGTAGAATTTAAGATTTTTTCAGTTATTTCCTTTTGGTATTCTGCACTTGTGCTATCCCAAACTTCAGTTCCTAATTCAAGGAAACTTGGAGAATCAAAGAATGCTGCAGTATTGACGCACGTCATTGCTAAGTCATCGTTTCCGCTTTGGCTTCGATATGTTCCATTAGTAGATCGACCAAATGAACCTAATTCCATTACAGTTTTACTTTCGTTTGGTAGAATCTTATTTACATTAACGTGATATTTAAAACGTTCGCAAAATTTGATTTTATTGGTAACGCTTAATTTAAGACCAGGCTTAAGCAATTTGGTCGCTTCAGTATGTTTTGAATGAATTAACTGTCCTGGCCAATATTGTTCATTATTTGCAATCTTATCTAGGATAAAATCTCCTTTGTGGTTTAATTCAATTAAGACTTTAAGATTTTCAAAATTAAAAAGTCTATAAACTAAATACTCTAAAACCTGGGCATATTCATTAATTGTCTGCTTATTACTTCTCCAAGTTGCAACTTGCACAAGGGAAAGACAATCCATTTCGCTTTTTACTAGGTTTTTAATTGGCTCTAACATTTTAACTGGAAGAGGTGCAACTTTAAATATATTAATAACTGAAAAGTCTTTGCCTGTTCCATCTGCAGTATCGACCGAAAATACATATCGATCTGGAGAATTTCGAAAATCCTGCTCATCCCAATCCTTTAGGTTTGGATGTACTGTAAAGTTACCTTCCATTAGGGCAAGAACTTCTGGATCCCAATTAATTTTAAGCGGCTCTTCGTATTTAGTCATGATTCCAAAAATCTTTTTAAGATCTTTAGACGAAAGTAGTAATCTATCAGAAGAAAAGAACTGTAGACCATATTCCTGGTTAAAGTCTTCTTCGGATCCCATATTTGCAATAGTTTCAGCTTTCCATTTATCATCTCTACCTGGAACTTGCCACCAGTCTACTCTTAGCGGAGTATATGTATTTAGTCCATTTACTGCATCCATATAGATTTCATAGAATCTATTCATACCATTTGGTGTTGACGTAATAATAATCTTAGAGGTAGTTGATGCAGAAATAGTAGGGTAAATCGCTCGATAAAAGAAATCTAAATATGCTGGAGAAATATGTGCAAATTCATCAATGTATAGTAAGTGAATGGTAAAACCAATACCTGTATTTTTGGTTGTAGTACGTCCAATTAATCTACAGCCATTATCAAATTTCATTGACATAACATTATTTGAAATACAACCGGGCTTTAGGAAAAATGGAAGGTTTTCAAAAATAGATTTAATTTTGTCAACAACCTCTTTGGTTGTACTTGCAATGTTGGCTACAGCTAAGACATTTTTGTCTGTATGGAAAATAAGATACCATGCAACAAATACACCAGACATTACGGTTTTACCAATTTGGCGACTTGCCATTAGAATATTAAAACGGTTTGCACCAAATGCTTTAATAATTTCTTCTTGGTAATCACGCAAAACAATTTGTTCTACTCCATATTCAGTTAAAACCTGAGCATACTTATTTGCAAAGTAGCCTACATCAGATTTGCATCTCTTAATTTCTTCAAGTTCTTCTGGAGTATATTCAAAAACCAAATTTTGTTTTTTCCAGGCAGGGTCATTATCTTTAAATGGAGAATTCTTAATGGTCTTAATATCAATTAAACCATTTTCAAAGTCTAGTAGAAGCTGATCCACTTTTTTTGTAGTCCAAACCGCGCTATTTTCAGTATCATCCATTCTAGATACCTGTACACTGGTCCTTCCTCCTTTTGATAAAAAGTCTTTCATAATTAGATAATTTCGAAAATAGTTGAGCTTAAATCTTCATCGTCATTTTCTTTTTCAATTAAATGCTCTAAGCCTCTTTCCGTCATCAATGAATTTTTTTCATTTGGATTAGTCAGCCTATTATCAAAATCACTATTTAAACCGTCGCTCTCAATCTCCTTCATGATATTTTTGGTACCGGCTGTAATATAATAGTCTCCAGCCTGAATAGCATTTACAGAAGAGGCAGGAAGACCGGCCTGGTCCCCCTTTGAATCAACTTCACTACGCATTTTCTTGTACGTATCCTCTAAGAACAACATATAGTTTGCTTGTGTTTTAGTAACTGTGGTAAGACGATCCTGTAATTGTGACATTACTTCAAATAAACGGGGATGTGCTGCACCCTGATTTATTTCTTCCATAATTCTTTCAATCGCCATCTTAATAGTTTTATGCTGAAAGAACATGGTCTCGATATTCATATTATCGAGTTCTTTCTTTTGTTTTAGGTAATCGTGTTGAGTAATTAAACCTAAATCTACATAAAATTTAAATAGGGAATCTGTAATCTCAAGAGCTTTCTTCTTGAAACCTGAACTCATTTCATCAAAATCAATAGGAGGATTTTGCTCAAGTTCATTAAAACGATCGTCGACTATATCATTTTCTGAAGTATCTCCAGAATAAGTACTTAAGAAACTTTCGAGTTCGTTTTTTATTTGTGTTTTCTTCTCTTTGCTGATCACTGGACTTTAGTTTAATTTTGTCTCGTTCTTATCCAGAGCTGGGTTAGCAAATATTTTAATTTTTTTGACCGCTTCAATATTGTTAAACACAATTGCATCCAATTTTAGTAAGAATTTATCCATAAAGGCTGAAACTCCCAATAGATATGGAGATACTGTTTTTTCTATAATTTTATTTCTGTAACTAAAACCCACGTAGAGACGATTTTCTTTACGTTCCATTGATTTTCTAAAAATTGAATCTCTATTCATAATTAAACAGATTTTGTTTCGTCTCTAAAGAATACATTTATTGCACATAACTTATCGTCAGAAAGTCCGGCCTCATATACTAGTCCTGTGCGGTCTTTAAAACCTCCTCTGATAATTGCAAATTCATTTGGTTGAATTATAATATCATTATATGAATCTAACCCGACTAGTGGTGGATTAACTAACGTTGGATTTTTAATTGCAGAAGCTTCATTTGCCTCTCCAATAATTTGAATACTAACTGAATCTACTCCAGAAATTCCTTCAATTAATTTAATTAAATCACTCTTTGGAATACGATCTTTACGTGTACTATTAATAAAATAAGAACCGATTTGATCTGTAATTTGACTTTTGATTGAATCTTTATCAAAATCAGAAAATGTAACTAAACTGATATTTAGTGCATATTTTCTTGGAGTTGGGTCCAATAATCTAACTGTGGTTGAGACCATTTCAGTGCCAGACTTCTTAATGTATTTTAATAGTTCGGTTTTTTGAAATGCTGTTAATTTAAATCTATCTTCAATTAAATTAAAATAGTCAACGCCTCTTGCAAAAATCTTTGTGATATCTGGAACCAAGAAAATATTAATTACGCGATTATCCAAAGGATCTAACGTAACTCTAATTGAAGAAAACATTTGTAATTTTCTCATTAAGACTTCATAATTATCAATATTAACAAGTGCAAAGTTTTTACTTGCTTTTGGCGCAAGTAGTCTAGTTAAACTTAAAGATTCTGGATCTGTTCCAAAATTAGGGGCGTTTAGACAGCTTACCGTAACCATATCGGAAAGCGTAACCTCTTCCCCAATCATATTTAGAGCAGTATCAGTAAAGGTAAACACTAATTCAGATAGTGCATCAGTATTAATATTACCAACACTACCTTCTGTTACTAAATATTCAACAATAATCTCTGAGCCGGTCTCTGGAATTTTTCCAAAAGATCCGTTACCAAAATAAATGTCTAATCCATTAGTGATACCAGTTTTACATACATATCCTTGAGCATTTCTTGGAATATCTAACATTGACTCGTATTTAGTCCATATTTCTCCATTAACATATACGTTAACTAAAAACTGATCAATTAAAAAGTTATTTGGATAGCCTAATTGAAAACTTTGAAAAGCAACCCCACTTCCGCCGTATGTTTGTTGTTGAAGTCTTCCCTGTCTAATTGTGAAATTTAAACCAATTGTACCTTTCATATCTAGGCGAGATTCATCACCAGCCATTTCCAATACATAATTTAATCCATTGTTTTCACAATTTAGATTCATGTATTTAGTAAAAATTAACTTATTTCCTGGAACCTTTTCAAAATCAACCTTTGGACTTGGTTTGATATTAATTGTACCTGCTGCAGAAATCGCACGACTTGGATTGTGTCCAGCCAATGAGGCTAGCGAATATACAGATGAAGGGCGAGCCGCTTCGTATATGTTAAGTTCAGTAATAGAGTCTTCAATATAAAAAAGTATAAGCTCAGTTAAGTTGTGTAAAACTACCAGTAACTGGCCGAATGGCGAAGCTAGGGTAAATATTTCGCCCTTTGTCTTAAATTTTTCTTGTAAAAACTGATAAGACTCTCTATATAGATCCCCAGCGTTTACGCTAAGGCCTTTAAAAAGCTTGTATGTTGGTGAAAGTGTTTCGGCCATCTTGGCGAATTCTTTTTTGTTATTTATTAGGGATAATCGAGGTTTGGAAAAGATTTACCTTCGCTCTAGACCAAATAGATAATTCTTTAGTATTATACTAAGAAATATGGGGCTGTTTTGGCGTTTGACAAGCGGTCGTAGTTCTTTGAATGCAGGCGGAGTTAGTATTGGAAACTCCTTAATAACC